CAGTTCTCAAGTACTTTGTTGCCGAATGTGGTCCAGCGGAAGCGAACCGCTAGCGGGTCCTCGGGGTCATATCCTTCCTCGCGAGCGATGGCGTCAACAGCGATCGGGATGACGTTAATCACGCCGTATTGTGGCGAGACGTCGATATAGAGTGTGAAGTCGCCATACTTACAAAGATTACGTGTCCACGGGCGTAGATTGAACTCGGCATTGAGTGTGTTGTAGAGAAGCTCCTCGAGATTCTCCTTGATGGCTGGGTTGTCCGAATGAATGTGGATCGTCTTGCCGTTCGCATCCTGGGCGACAGACTCATCGGCATAGATGTCGAGCGCCGCGTTGACGAGCGCGTACGCGTCCATCTCGTTGTAGTCTTGCAGACGTCCAGTGCGCTCCTGGTGGCCATATTGACCGTTGAGCGAGGCGTTGAGGCCAACACCTTGTGTCTTCGACAAAAGGAGAACACTGCTCGAGCCGGCTGGGTCTGCGCGCGCAACTCGGGTGTCAACGGTCTTGATCTTCCGTTTAACGATGGGCCCTGACCTGAAAAGTCGAGTCAGCTGCGCGAAAAGATTGCCTCTACGTTCGGCCATATTCCTCTAGTGAAGATACGCCAATCAGAACGTGGCCGGCGCACCTTTAGAGAGTAATGCCTCTTCGGAGTCAAGCGACTGCTCGTACTCAGCAACCTTCTCGGTCGGGTCCTCATCGAGGTAACCCATTGGGTTCTTGAGCATATCCTGGAAGATGAGCTCAAGCGCGTCAAGAGCGGTGCTGACCGCGTTCGCTGACTTGTGCGTCGGGAAGTCGCGTTTCTTGAGCAGCTCGAGGCGCTCAAGACCGTACGCAGCAGATTTGGTGATATCTACAACAGACGATTGGATGGTCGCGTCCGGTTTGACAGACACGTTCAGCGTCATCTTCTTTTCGGCGTTGGATGTGCCGATAACCTCGCCAACGCCGCCGGGCCTAGGCGTGCCGCTCGGGCCCGTCGGGGCTCCAAGACCGATCGTCTCCTGGATCATCGAGCGGATCTGACGACGGAGCTCGTTCATGTTTTGCTTTTCGGTGTTTGCCATAGCTTCCCTTCCGGTAGGTAGTATTCGACTTTCAGCTGATCAACCACTTGTTGTCCTCTATGTCCTGCGCGACGCCAGACGGAAGCTGTCTCCGACGTTCCTCTCGAACCAAGTTTGGATCTCGAGACGGTCCGGCATCCCGACTAACAAGATATGCAGGGCTGATCGGAGCCAGTAGTGTTTTAGAAGTCTTTGACATGTACATGAAGAGCGGTTTCTCACTCGTCAAGCGGAGGTGCCCATCTGGGCCCATGCAGCCGAGGCGGTAAATTTCGAAATACGTTCGGTAAACCCACGAGGCGATCGCCATCGCCATAATGAGGTCATCATGCTTGCCCTTCTTCGCCTGAGGCTTCTCGTTGATCCAGACGAACGATTGAATCTCTTCATAGAAGCGACTCGAGCGCGGTGTGATGACGTGACAACGCATGCTGTCCTCGAAGCGAGCGAGCGCGTCCTGACGGGTCGCGGTCTGTGTATCGAAGCCAGCCTTGTCCTTCTCGCTCGGGTAGTAGTTCTCAATCGAGTGACGCGGGGCCGTGCGGTAGAAGATATTGGGGTAGCGGAACTTCTTAAGATCGATAAGTGTGTGGTTACCAAATGTGTTCGCCTCGACGGAGACGAGCGCGTTGTTATACTTCCGCCCGTAGAAATCAAGATTCTCAGCGAGCACGTCTGGATAAATCTTCCCTTGATATTCAAAGGCCTGCTCACCGGTCGTCATGTTGATACCAATAAACGTGGTGCAGTCGCTTGCGTCACCTCGCGCGACGTCGGCGGAAATGAGATATTTGTGCCCGAGTTTCGGGGTCTCCCACACCCAAACGGCGCCCTCAGGTCCTTCTCTTGCGTACGTTGTTCTTGATTGATCCAGATGCTGGTGACAGCCTTGATGAAGTTCTCTCCAGACGAGAGGAAGTCACAGAGTAGCTCTTGCGCCGTCTTGCGAGGGCCAAGCTTCTTTGACATCTTGTCAAAGTACTCTTCACCGTGCTCTGGGTGAACCTGCCACGGGAGACGGATCGGGTGGAACCCGTTATCACCCATAGAGTCTTCGCCGAAACCCTCCGTTTCAGCGCCGAGCCACAGGTTGTGATACTGTCCGCCGACGCCGTTCGGGGTCGACAGCACGATGGCGCTCCCACCCTCAGACAGTGTTGGGAACAAGGCAGACCAGATCTCCTCGAAATTACGAACGAACGCCGCCTCGTCCACGATGAGCAGTGAGAGAGCCTCAGAACGACCGGCGTCGTCGGTAGTCGGGATCGCTTTGATCTGCGATCCGTTCTCGAATCTGACCTCTTGTTGACTCTTCTCGTAGTTGCACAGACGCATCCATGGAGGCAGGTTGTCGAGGATCTTGACGACTTTTTTGATGAAATTCTTTGCGGTCGATAGCTTGGTCGCGATAACAAGAATATTCTTGTCCCGACGGAAGAGAGCTGTCCAGACAGCGAACGCCGCGGTGACGGTCGAGAGACCAAGCTGACGTGACTTGAGCACAATGTTGAAAGCGTGCTTCCGAAACGCTTTCAGACAATCGTTCTGGAACGGGTAGGTCACGAATGGAACAGTGCCGCGCTTCGGGTGCTGAATCTTGCAATACTGATTCGTGAAGTATGATGGGTCGCGCCCGCACTTCACGAGCTCGTCTAACTGCGTCCCTCTAGGAGACGCGCGCGGGACGATTTGCCGACGGCTCGAGGCGGATCCGCTCAAAGCTCAGCTCACTTCGAACAAGGCGATTCGACGGAAGAGCGCGCTTCGTTTGTTGTTGTAAATGTTGAGATTGACGATCTCGATGTTGGTCGTCACGTCGATCCGCTTGAGTTTGATGGAACTCTTAGAGAAATCATCGTCATCGTCGAACGCTTGCTTATCGACGTCGTTCTCACCCGGGGCGACCCACACCTTGTACTCTTTAACGATCTGCTTCGTGGCAGCATCGATGTAGGCGTCGCCTTCCTTCTCGTACTGTTCCTTCGACTCCTGCAGCTCGCGATCACGCACCATGTTCACAATGGTCGAATAGACCACCTTGATCTTGAGCTTATCACCAGCAACGAAGCCAGCCTTGACCGAATATGTCGAGAGAACCGGGCCAGACGAGGCACTCGACCGCGTGAACGACGTGTCAATTGCCTGTCCGAGGGCGTTCAGGTCGATGTTCTTGCTAGTCATGTTCTTGATAGTTAGGCGTCTTCTCGGATAACGATCATCACATCGTCCGTCTGGAACTCGGACACGGCGCCATTCTCTGAGCAACGATGGCAAAAACCACGTTCTTGACGTGAGCGAACGTCGTCGACCGACGACATGCAACGATCACACTTTGGGCAAAATAAGGACGGTCGGCCTGAGGCGTCACCTTTGCGCTTCCAGTGTCTCACGACAGCACCAACGCACCGTCGGTCGTAGTGACCACGTCGATGTGACAGTCTACGGCGTCCTTAATGATGTCCACGTGACTGATAATAAGCACGAAGCGGAACCATCGCTTGAGCGACTTCAACAAGGACACGCAGGCGACGGCGTTCACATCATCGAGCGAACCGAAGCCCTCGTCAATGATCATGAAGTCGGTCTTAGGCAGCGTCGTGAGATTGCTCAAAGCGACACGCAAGGCGAGAGATGCCATCGTCTTCTCCATACCAGACCCGAGCTCGAGCGGTCGCATGCTCTCCTTACCAGACTCACCATCGTCGATGAAGATCTCGAGCGCATTGGTAGCGTCCTCGGCGACGAGCGTCACGTTGAAGTTGGTGATTCCGTCCAAGATCTTGCTCATCTCGTCGTTCACGGCAGGCAACAGCTTGCCAAGCACGATGTTGGGGATGCCCCGACGCGAGAACGCGTTCACAAGCAGTTCACGGATGCGACTCTGACGTTCGAGCATGACTCGGGTTTCAAGCGATTCGCGCAACGCGGCGATGTTCACCTCGCATCGTCCAAGTTGGTTTGCGCACTGCTTGAGCTCCAACTCGAGAGCGGCGAGTTCGTCGGTCAGCATCTTGTGAGTGATCACAGCAGATACGTGACGTTCCTCAACATCACTCTCAACAAGTAAGATGGTCGCATACTTCTCGGCGTCGGCCTTCGCCTTGTCGTGCTTATCCTGAAGCGTCTTCAAACGAAGCTTGTTCGCCCGAATGCCGTCCTTCGTGACAGAGATCGAGGTCTCGAGCCTCTTGCGTATGTCACGCGCGGCGTTGAGGTCATCCTCACCGAGCTGCGTGATCGTCGACAACGATTCCGTGTGCTTCACTGCTGCAGCCTGAAACTCCAGTTCAAGCATCGGGATTCGTCGCTTCTCCTCATGAGCGTCTTTGATGTACACGCAACCAGGAAACTCGTCGCCGCATGGAACGTCAATCAACTTCAGGGACACCTTTTTTGAACGAGCGAGCTCAACAGCTCGCTTGTCAGCGTCGGCCTTTAGCGCCTGCACGGCCAGCTTCGCGTCGCTGATTTGACTGCGTCGCGTGTCCATCTCGTCCCACGTGAAGCACTGACTCAGCTGCGCTTCGAAGACGACGATCTCGTCGCTTGCTTCGTTGATCTTTGCCTGCAACGGAATCATAACGACCTCGCACTCACACATCGTCTGCATTGACTGCTTGATGAGGTCGTTTTTGGCAGCAGTCGCCTTGCGAATGGTGACGGCTGTTGCGAGGTTCTGGACTTCAACGTAGGCCTGTGAGCGTGCCTCGTCAAGCGACGGCTTCTTCTCCTCGAGGAAAGCGACTGTGTCGCGACGCATCTGTTGATCCTTTTCAACTTCCATCAGCTCGGTGAGTAGATCGTCACGCGAAGCAACGTTCTTCAACTTGCTCTTCACTTCGCTGAGCTCGCTGTTGAGCAGGGCATAGATCTTCTCAAAGACGTCGATCCCGAGGAAGCGAGATAGGATGGCCTTCCGTTGTGTGGCTCCTTCTCGAAGGAAGCGAGCGACGTCGTCCTGCATCGATCCGCAGGTCACGACGAAGTCCTCGTAGTTCCCAATCAGCTTGCGAACGTTCTTCTCGGTATCCGGCCGTTGTTCGCCGGTCAGGTTGACAGCGTCCCCGTCCAACTGCTTGAGCTCGAGCGAAGTGTTGGCCGTGAGCAGCCCACGTGAGGTGACCTTCTCAGACTGTCGCTTGATCTCGTAGTCAGAGCCAACCACGTTCACAACTGCCCGGGCGGTGCCGATCTTCTTACGCTTGTTGACGATGTGCGCGTTCTTCCCTGCGCCGCGGTCGGACGTGTTGAAGAGGGTATACATGATGGCACCAACGATACCGGACTTGCCGATGCGGTTCGGCCCGAAGATGCCGACGATCCCAGACTTGTCCTCAAAGTTGATGCGGTTCGACCCGCCGTAGCCGAACAGATTCTCGAACTCCAGGCTTCTCAGGGTCCACACAGTTCCGCGAGCCGTGTCATCCTCAGTCATCACACGCGAGTGCGCCGAGGACAGCGCGTCGTGCATCCCGTCCCATGTCTGATCGTCCAGCGGCTCGTTTGAGTAGTACTCGCGTAACATGCTTTCGACCGCGTCGAGGGAACGCACGTCGACGCCGAGGCTGGCTGAGGCGAACTTCTTTGCAGACTCCTCATCGTCAGACTTGAAAATGATCTCGGTTGCCTGCTTCTCCTTTCGAAGCTTCGCGCTGAGCGAGGCTGCGTCGGACGACGGAAGTGAGTACGCGGAACGGATGCGGAAGCGACTCATCTGCGGCCACGTCGAGGCAGACTCGTACGTCGATTCGACGTCGCCTTGCCAATCAACCGTCACGAACGGACGAGGGTTGGGCAGGCCGACGAACTCAACTGTGTGCTTGCGCTGCTTCTTGTCTACGTCCCAGACGAGGTACCCATGCTCAAGGTCTTCGGCGTAGGTGTTTTGGAGAGTCGACCCGGCAAATCCGATCCAAGGCACTAGCTTTTTCATTGTAAGTCCTCGATTACCTTAGACAATTTGTTGTTCATCACATCAGATTCCCATACTCGAACTAGCTTCAAGCTAAGTTGTTCAGCAAGTTCGTTCTTTCGAAAATCAAGCACACGAACACGCTTTTGGGTTTCGTTTAGCGTTGAATATTTGTCCGGATGAGCATGCCAGTAATCTCCGTCTACCTCGACTAAAACTCGTTTACCAGGCATGTAGAAGTCATACTCAAATTTTCGTGTCTCTGAGTAGTACACGTCAAAAGGATGAAGATAAGGCACGTTCGCGTCTATCAACATAGACGCGAAACGCAACTCAGGTCGAGTGTCTGATGTTGGGATCGCGGCTTTCGCTATCTGCCACGAGTGTTTACCGTGACGTTCTAGCGAAGTTGTTTCGCATTTTTCGCGAATCAAAGAAAGCATCCATGGATGATCAACACCAAAACGAACACGACAAGTAGAACGTCGTTTCGCAAAACTTTCTTCATCCATTCCTCCCCAATGCCCGTTCTGTTCAACGAATGAAAGCTGCCCGATCTTCACATTTTCGCAATACTGTTTGTCTTGCCATTTCTTCTTCATTGAGGCTCGACGTTTCTCGGTTTCCTCTTCTGAACGAGAACGATTCACTCCAGGGTTACCGTCACCCTGATATGCAACGCTCAAATGAATGCCGTAGCATTTCTTGGAGCAATACACTCGTTCATGAAGTCCAGTTCGTCGGTTGCGGATCACGAGCTCAACGTTACAGGTCGCGCAGTTGCGAACAGCGATAAACGCCGCTTTAGCTCCTAAGTGACGCGCTTGACATGTACGCGAGCAGTACACTTTCTGCTTCCCGCGCAACGGTTGCGAACATCGAGCACATGTTCTCAAGGCGCGATCTTCTTCCATCCATGACCGAATTTGAGGTCGATGAACGCGGCGCGCTGGATTAGTTCGCCTGTGTCAACGTCAAGTGCAGCCCATACCTTTTCAAACATGTACCCGGATCCTTTGCCAACAATGATCCAGGTACGATGTGTGTATTCGCAATGCCAGACATCGCCAGAGAGCGCGTGACGTTCTGACTTGCGTCTCACTCCTCATACTCCCTGTACCCGAGGTACTGCTGCTTGTGGATGTCTCCAAGCAAAACTAAATCGAACTTCTTGTCCTCGAACCATTGCACGCTGACTTCGGACTTCAACACCCAGCCGTCTTCGGAGACAGCTCCAGCAACGGAGCCGTGGTAGACAGCGATGTTGTAGTCGCCCTCGACCGCCGCCACCGCGTCCCACCTCTCGCAATCAAACAAGCTGTAGACGCAAAGGTTGACGCCAGACTCCATCTGATAAACGCCGCTCTGTTTGTATAGAACAATGTTGGGGTCTGCGATGGCCGTGATGATGGGTGAGATGGCATCCTGTCGTGTGAAGTTAGAGAGCGCGCCGTCGTGATTACCAAGCGTAACGTGAAGCTTCGCGACCTTGGCAAGTTCACGAAACATCCATGCCATCAGATCGATAGATTCGGGCGTGATACCTGAACATTTTGTGTGGAAAATATCTCCTGCTATCACAATATGATCAAGCTTCCGCTGTTTAGCATCCTCACAAAACGCGGTAATAACGGTTCGAATCTCGTCGTGTCGCGATAGCCCGCGCACGTGAATATCAGCTAAGTGCCCTATGCGCATCTAGGTTAACCTCATTGAATCTAAAGCTCTCGTGAGTCTTGAGCGAAAAACGCTTGTCTCGTCAAATGCTTTCGCGTCTTTCACCATTTGTCGAAAACCTGCGTGACCGACTTTTGAAGGGTCATGATCCATTGGATGTCCTGCCCAATCGACAACTCGTACAGGGATCTCATAACGCAACAGTCGCGCCGCAACCTTTGCTTGCTTTGTAATAGCATCAGGGTCAAATGCCAAGCACACAGGTGTACGATTGAGTACGATGCGATTGAAGAGAAGATAGTTCTCGTCGAGCCATGAGCCGAGCATCGGGGCAGCATTCATGCCAACACATGCTGTAAGGTCAAACGGACCCTCGACCAAAATCAACTCACGATTCCAAGCTACATCGACTTCGTTGAACACGATTTCAGAGCGCTGTCTCTGAGTGTTGAAGTACTTGAATGTGGTGGCATCGTCGATTGCGCGCGCTGTGACGAAGTTAAGAGCACCTTCGCCGTCGAACGAAGGGAAGACGACTCGACGTCTGAATGCACCTGAGGACGAGACACCAAGCCTGAAATACTTAGCAGTGTTGTACGTGATTCCTCGCTTCTGGAGATAAGCGATCGCGTCGATCTTGTCTTGGTTGTAGACGCCGCGGTCGATCTCATCGCAAACGAGAGTGAAGTCTGTCGGGAGCTTTGCCTCGACAACTGTCTCGATAATTTCTTCCTCGGCGACAGGTCCACCGTCTCCAAAGGCAGCAACGAGATCCGTGAGCAGACGGTGAGCTCCAAGAATAGAGACGAGCTTCGTCGGGCTCTTAGCGGACCAGTTACAGACCCAGCAATGGGTCACACCGTCGGCAAGACGTACGGCGAGCTTTCGCTTCTTCCCGTCTTGATGTTTACAGAACGGACACCAAAATTGCGCGTTGATTGCGCGATTGTCGATGTTTCCAGGACCAAGAAGCTTCACGAGGAGCTCGTACTTCTGTGAGACGGTTATCACTGTCCCAGAAGCTAGGTCTCTGTTATTTCGTTTTTACGGCGCCGTAAATGGCCACAACATATGCATCCGCACGATCATACGATTCAGGCTTCACCTTGCCGGTCTTTGTCATGTCCCACTTAATGTGAGACAGCAACCCGTTGGGG